TTCACCAACCATGTATGTTTGTCCACCCATAACTGGACCACCAAGAGCACGACCTGAATATTGTTGACTGCGAATCTGTGCTACTTGTGCAAGACCCATGGCCACTGCGGCTCCTGCTGCCACTAAACTGAATGGGAATGGATAACTTGCCATGGCCTTTGTAGCAGCCATGTAGGTGTTCATCACAGCGTTGGCAATGTTAAATGCTTTGGCTGCTTCAAACGCTTTCTTGTTCTGTGCGCCTAATGCTGAGAACATCTGACCAGCACTTTCTAATGCAAACTGAGTTTTTTGCTCCTCAGTCTTCATCATGAACTCAGCATAGTCTTTGGCTTGTTGCTGTGTCTTGCCTAGACGCTGTTGTTCTGCTTGTATAGATGTTTGTCTTTGGTCACGCTCTAATTGAACTTGCTGAATATAGATTTCGTTGGATCTAGTAGTATATTCTTTCTTTAAACGCTCTAGTTGACGCTGATAGTCTTCTTCAGCAATTAACTTGTTGTCAAGATGAACTCGCAATGCGTCCATGTCCATCTTGTATTGTGTATCCAATGCACCTTGTGGGTTCATACGCTGTTGAACACCTGTGCCACGCTGAACACTTTCACCAAATGTCTGTGTGCCACTCAATGCGCGGCGTGCTTGCTCAACTGCTAGTAAATTTCTTGTGGCTTGTTGCTGTGCCACCATCTCGCGAGTTTGACGCTCCATCTCGCTGGTAAACAACTGACCAAATTGTAGTCTACGAGCATCTACCGCGGCTTGTTGCTCGCGTAGGTCTAAATCTATAATGCCCAGTCTGCTGGCTTCTTGTGCCAGTCTGTTGGCATCTAACTTAAGGTCACGCAGTATAGTGTTTTGAATGTTTTGTTCAATTAATGAACGCACCATCTTTTCTTCTTCTGCACTTAGACCCTTAGTAGTGTAAATTACCTTGCCTTTTTCATCTTTGATTTCACGGATCAACTGTTTGTTGATGTCATTCAATGCACTTTGAACTTGTAGTTCATTGCTGTCTAGTCTGCTTAGTGCTAGACTTGACTGTTGATCTCTAATGATAGTTCTAAAACTGATACTTCTATCTTCTAAGGCCTTGCGAATTATGTCACTTTCTTTAACTTCTTGTGCAGTGCGTCCTGCGCTGGCAGCACGATTTAGTTCGCTGGCTTTGACATTGTCTATGCCTAGGCTTTTGTTTAATTCGTCCAACAAGTCTTTTTGTGTTTTTACAGCCTCTTGCTTGTCCTTGGGGAATAAATCCTTGATGCCAAGATAAGTCAATGTGCCGCCTATCAACGCTGTGATACTTTTTACTGCGGCTCCAATACCATCGGCTAAGAATCCAAATCTACGACCCAACACTTCAGTGGCCTTGCCTAGAGGAATATAACCACTGAGCAATCCTTTGACATTGTTGAATAAAATTTGGAAAGTTGTTACTAGTCCACCACCAGCACTGCGTAATGTGCCAAATGCTCCTGCTACTGCTGAAGCACCAGCACCTATGGCACTAAGCACACGACCTATAACAGTAAATGCTGCCAATGCTCCTAGCACTGCCAACACTTGTTTAATTACATCACCCCAGTCTTCAAAGAATTTAATAACTTTGACCAAGGCCACTGTGATCTTTAACAGTGCAAGACCCAATGCTTCACTGATGGCTACACCGCCACTGCTTTGTTGGAATGCTAGACTAATGCTGGTTTGAAATCTATTGAACTGTTCAGTGATTGTAGGCAGTTTGTTGCCAAACGCTTGATCAATGGCAGCACCTGATGCTAGAATTGCATCTTTAAGATCCTTGCTGGTAATACGACCTTGTTCACCTAAGGCTTTCAATGCACCTACTTGAACATTGAATCGTTCTGCCAATGCTTGTGCTACTAATGGTAAACTTTCTAAGACTGAGTTTAATTCATCACCACGCAAAACACCCACAGCAAAGGCCTGTCCTAACTGAACAACACCACCAGCAACTTCGCCAGCACTTGCGCCAGTTAATTGGAAACCTTTGATCAGTGTTTCTGTAATTTTGATTTGATCAGTTTGTGCTAGACCCAAGTCCTTGGTGTTGTTGGCCACACGGAAGAATAAGTCACCTACATCTTTAAGTGGCACACCCAACATCAAGGCACTCTTGGCCACAACCTGGAACATCTGACTGGCGTTTTGACCTTCTTGTGTTACTAGACTAAGTTTGTTAGTCAGCCTAGTTACTTGATCACTGAATTGTGCAAATTGAGCAATGGCAGCACCAGTGACTAGTGCGCCAAGGGCTGAGTTTAGACTACCAAGAGCACGCTCTGCTTGCCTGGTGTCTGCTACGACTTTAATTGTTGTTGTTTCGACAGCCACTTATCTGCTCCTTTTGTTCATCATTTTCTTGGTCTCTTCATTTTCATATTTGTAAAATGCCACCCAACCAAGAAACTCTGCTTCGTCCAAGGTCAATGGAACATTGTTAATGTCAGCGGCCACACGAATAATCACATTAGGATCTACTTCGTTCATGAAAATCATTTTGTCTGGCATGCCAAACATTTTTGTGCCATCTTCGTTGCGGGCTTTGACAATAATACTTTCCACCAATGCTTCAACACTCTTACCTTGTTGGCTAAGTTCAAGAATCTTGCTTTCTTCACGAAGAGTGCTACTGCTCTTGACCCAGATAGTGCATTCCCACTCAGGAACTTCTATCTTACGCATTTCTCCGCCAATTTTATTACGGAAGTGTGCTGTTGCTTTATCTAATACTTTTGACATTTAATTTTTTCCTTTGATTGAATCTAAACTTGGTCCTACCATACCCTTGGGTGCTTGCCTACTGCCTCGCATACCACGACGGGTCATATGTCGCCCCTTATCCAGAATACCGATATAAGGAACTTGGTTAGTGATTTCAAAACCTTGTTGTGTGTTTTGATTTCGCCAACCCGCTTTTGCTCGGCCAGTGTCCACAGGAGTTCGCTGTTTAATCTCCGTGAACAATGACTGTCCTAGTCTTTGGACTTCGCTCCTTATTCGTGCTGACAATCTCTTTTGAAGACTGCCAGCATCAACCAACTCTACTTTAAACATTATGGATAAACTGTGTTACCAGTTGAATATGTAGTAGCACCACTGCCTTGGAAGGAAATGCTTGCTTCTACCATACCATCCATTGAACTGTTTACTGTATAACCAGTGACAATGATTGTGCCTGTAAATGCTGAATCAGCGTTAGTGCCTGCGGCATCTAATGCAACATAGAACTTACCAGTGACACCACTTGCACCAACTAGACCTGCTGTTGGGTTAAATGTTGACTCTGCGGCATCAAAGCCTGTGGTGGCAGTGTCTGGGTCAAAATACACATCTGCACTACCACTGAATGTGCTCATGCCTGCAACATAAGTGCGAACATCTGTGCCCATTACGCTTGTTTCAATAGTGTCGCGTGTCATTTCAATTGAGAAATTACGCACTGCTAATACGGCGATTCCATTGATGGAAATTGCACCGTTGTTACCTGTTAATACGGCCATGATTTATCTCCTTAGGCTGTGAATGTGCAAGCACCAGAACCTTGGAAACTGATAGATGCTTCTACCATACCGTCCATGCTTGAGTTTACTGTAAAGCCAGTGATGATTACTTCACCGCTGAACTTGGCTGCTGTGTCAGCAAGAAAACCTTCAAATGTCAATGTGCTTTGACCCACTGTGCCACTTGTTGGATTCAATACTGTGTGAACAGCAAGATGTCCTGTTGATGCATCAGAATCAAAATAAATGTCTGCTGAACCACTCCATGTGCTCATGCCATTCAAATATGTTCTTACATCTACTCCCATGGTAGTAGTTTCGATAGTGTCGCGAGTAAGTTCAATTGAGAAATTACGCACTGCGGCTATTGTGGCTACTGATCCACCTACTGATGCGTCTAATTTTAAGACGCCATTGTTACCTGTTAGTATGGCCATTATTCGTCTCCTTTAATAGTGATATTGGCTTCTTCTACGGCTGTTACGGTCGCCTTAGACTTCACCGGGGGCTTGAGACGAATAACCTCTTCTCCTGCCTGTTCTTTTGGTGCATTCACTGGAGTCCAGCCTGCACTTTTCATTTGTTCTAATTCTTGTGGTTGACACCAGCGTGTCATTGAGTGTTTCTTTAATTCAATTTTCATGTTGATGCCCTCAAATAATTGTATCTCACTTCTAATTCTATCAGCATTTCAGCCAAGGGTGGCATGCGATCAATAATTTCTATTGTAGTGATCTGGCTGTCTAACACACCTTGATTGTAAAGACCTAAATAACGATCTTTTTCTAACTGTTCTTCTAATGCTTCTAATAATAGATTGCGTTTGCTGTCTAATTCATTGCCACGCACATAAGCACGGATTTCAAAACGCAGTGTGCCCATACGGCGACCAACACCTGGCACACCCATGGTGACAGATTCGCGTATTTCTTCACGCATGGTAACTAGAACTGCTGGGAATTGTGTAATGGCAATCTCAAGAACATTGAATGGCTCAAGTGTAACAAAACTTACTCTTGGCTCTTCAATCTCTTTGATTGCTGTGACTAGATAGTCAGCAATTTGTTGTCTAAGACTCATCTGCGTAGCCTCTGTGTATCACGACCTTGAACTTCTGTCCGATATTCATAGGTGCTGTCGCCATCAGCGTCATATTTTACACCTTCACGCAATACTAGATCTATTTCATGTTCAAAGCGACCTTGATAATATTCCATCATTACTTGAAACTTATCA